CTTGTCCAGTCAGGAAGACATCTTTTGGATTAACTAAAGCATTCTCTTTATAAACCCATCCAGTATTAATCGTACTTTCTAATATATCCAATTCGATAATACGGCGACGATTGTACAAATATTGAGCATCCCTGAGACCACGTACAACACCCTGAATTCGCCATTGGAAATCCGACATCTGTGGATTATAATAAGCAAACACAGGGACAAAATTATATTTATCAATGCCCAATGGATTAGGTCCATCATAAAGTACCTTCCCTTGCACAACAATAGCAAGTCTTACTGTTGGAACTTCTTGTTCAATAATAGTTACCTGCGGATACCTAGCTAAATACAAATCAAGACGCTCTTGATCTTCAGATTTCCATTCCATACTCTCACCAGTCTCAGTGTCGACAAGCATCTTTTGTGTACGATAATCTCTATAGTAGAATTCATCGTATGTTAGAAGGTTGTTCGTTCCACGAGACTCAGGCATATGCTGGAATTTACCGTCTTGGCCAGATCCAGAATCTGAACTTGATAATCCAAGTATATCTTCAGACTTATCTGGCATTAATGATATACACTCTCTTTTAGTAAGAAAGCTCCGTTTCCATATACCATTGCAATCGGAAAGATCAGCTTTTTTAAAGAACGGATCTATGATAAATGAATTGTAACTACAGTTATCGACTTTGATATTACCAGAGATTGGGTCAGACCGAAAGTCTAACCACACTTGTAAAAGATTCATACCAGTTACAAGTGCACCATGAAAGGATTCAGAGATAGTTTCTAAAATACTTTCTTGGTTTACACACCACATGAGAACTTTAGTAAACTGATCAGATGTCTCATTGTCAGCGTTCTCGATGGGAACAGCTATAATAGACTTACGGGATCTACGCTGATGACCACTGATCATATTTATAATAGGACGGATGCGATTGAAATTAAATTGACGCTTTCTATGAGAAGGAAGATTTCCATATAGATCGTTCCATAAATTTCCATCTCCAACTTCGAACTTTGTATCAGTATCTGCCTCACTCCAAAAAGCCTGATTCATGCTAATCGAGTTAGCATAAAATGTTTCCATTTTTGAAAGTACTGTTTTATGAGAGTCATCAAGATAAGTGGAACCTCTATCAGGAAATAACATACTCAACTCCTTTTAATTGGCAATTTTATATTTTATATACTCAAGATAGAAAACAATTGCACAACATACCATTAATACTACTTACTCTCAGGTGATAATGGAGTTAAATCAATATCAACCCCAGTCCCATATTCGATGAGTTTTTCAGTTGTTTCCTCAAAGATATTATCATCCTGATAAGATGGTATAAAAAATTTAACTGCGAAGACTACAACCATGCTTACTATTACAATAAGACTTTTCATCCAATCTAACATGATTAATCCTTACTTTCTTTACTATCTCTAGTATGTGAATGTATCTCTATTTTTATATCTATCTCTGTGTCAACATCACCATTATTTTTATTGAGTTGGCTGTCGATCATTTCTTCTAACGTTGGATGATGATGCCTTTGTTCGTTAACATCACTTACTACTTCTTGATGATTAACATCTCTCTGCTCTTGGGTTTCTCTATCACGTTGTTGTTGTGAATATTCATATACATGAGAAACTCCTGTACAACAAGCACCTATCACACCTCCAATAGCCATCCACATATTCATAATAAACTCCCAAGAACTAGAAAAATACAACAATATACTTACATCATCCAACATTACATTAAAAACTAACTACATCTATAGCGGACAAGATTGAACCGTTATACCTGTAAAGGTAGGGGTTCCCGTACTAGCGACCTGTATATAGTAATTATTTGGCACTATAGCACTTAATGTGAAGAACGTTGCAGCTGCGACACTAAATGATGGCACAACAGTATTAATAGTTGGAGATGTAGCTGATCCCACACCAAGTGTAAGAGTTGCTGTAGTAGCAGCTGAAATTTCTACACAAATATTAACCATTAAATCATATCCAGTTGTGTTCTGATATGAAGTAGCGGCAGTAAATGCTGTTACAAATGCTGCAGTAGCTACACTAGAGTTTACAGGAGCAGTTGATAATCCAGTACTAAATACAGTTGCTGTTGGTGAAGTAACATTAACTTGACCAGAACCAGCATCAATATTGACAGCAGTCGTCGTAGTTGTATTTCCAATTGTAATCGTTTTAGCAGCTGCATCAGCACCAAGACTTATAGCACCAGTTCCAGTTACAAGATTGTAAACACCATTAGTAGTTGTATGCGTTGTACCTGCTGTACCAGTGTTAATATTAACGGCAGTTGCACCAGTTGTATTACCCATAGTAATTGTTTTTGCAACAGCTATTCCAATTTCAATATTACCAGTGCCTGTAACAAGTTTTACTGGTTGTCCTGAAGAAATATTTCCTATAGTGATCTGTTTTGTAGCTGCATCATCACCAATTCTAATATTACCTGTACCTGTTGCAACTACAAAATCAGCGTTGTCAGAGGTCGTACAAATAATTCCTCCAACCCCGGCCCTGATTGCAACGGCTGTATTGCTTGAGTTTGCCCCTATTATTATATTTTTGGTCGTAGCATCTGTACCAATATTAATAGCACCAGTTCCAGTTATAAGATTGTAAGCACCATTAGTAGTTGTATGCGTTGTACCTGCCGTACCAGTGTTAATATTAACGGCAGTTGCACCAGTTATATTACCAACAGTAATTACTCTAGCGGCAGCGCCTGTTCCTACGTTTATATTCTGCGCGACTGCATCATCTCCGATAGAAATAGCTCCAGCAGAAGAGTTAAGTGTAACAGCACTTGTACTAGCTATAAGAACAGTACTTGCAGATGTTAAAGTAACATTACCAGTTAGTGTACCAGTTGCATAAATACCTGCTATTACAGTATAAGTCCTAAAGTCTCCATCCCCAACACTAACAACGGACACATATTGAGTGGTTCCAATTGTATATGAAGTAATCGGTCTTCCAGCAGCTCCAGTAGCGACATCAGTACCAATAGATACAAATGCACTGCCACTCCATGAATAAGTAGAAAATGTAGCAGCACTTGAAGTAGTTACTGATATATATTGAGTTCCACCAGTACTATATGAAGTTATATCATTAGGCGAACTTCCAGTAGCAACATCAGCACCAACAGATACAAACGCGCTGCCATTCCATGAAAATGTACTAAAGGTTGCAGCACCTGAATTTGGTATTGATATATATTGAGTCCCACCAATAAGATATGCCGTAATATACGTTGGCGAAGTTCCAGTAGCAACATCAGCACCAATAGAAACGAATGCACTGCCGCTCCATGAAAATGTACTAAATGTACTAGCTCCTTGATTTACAACAGATACATATGATGTACCACTGATTTCGTATGAAGTAATGCCATAAGGTGTAGTTCCAGTAGCTACAGCTGTTCCAACAGATACAAACGCGCTGCCACTCCATGAGTATGTACTAAAGGTTGTAGCTCCTTGATTTGCAATAGATATATATTGAGTCCCACTAATTACATATGATGTAATACCATTAGGTGTAGTTCCAGTAGCTACAGCTGTTCCAATAGAAACAAATGCACTTCCATTCCATGAATATGTGCTGAAAGTTGCATCACTTTGATTTACAACAGATACATATGATGTACCACTAATTTCATATGATGTAATCTGCCATGGTACACTTCCAGTAGCAACATCAGCACCAACAGATACAAACGCGCTGCCATTCCATGAAAATGTACTAAAGGTTGTAGCTCCTTGATTTGGTATTGATATATATTGAGTCCCACCAATAAGATATGAAGTTACGCCACGTGGTGTAGATCCAGTAGCAACATCAGCGCCAGTAGACGCGACAGTTGCCTTTTCGTCAATAGTTACTGCGTCAACAGGAATGTCACCAGAAGCAATTGCCGCATATGTTGGTAAACTAGATACTCCACCAGATACAAGATAAGTTCCAGCGGCTCCTGCAGAAGCGACGCTTACTAGTCCAGCAGAGGTGTTTACTAGTGATCCATATGAACTTAGAGATGGAATTGTTAGTCCACCAGATCCAGTATCAATAGTAATAGCAGTTGCACCAGTTGTATTTCCGATAGCAATCGATCGAGCGGCAGCGCCTGTTCCTATATTAATGTTTTGCGCAACTGCATCATTACCAATAGAGATAACTCCAGCAGAAGAATTTAATTCTAGAACTCCAGCTGAATCTACAAGACACGTATCAGAAGATGTTAAAATAATGTCACCAGCACCAGTACTGTTAATTCCAACACCGCCAGTTCCACTATTTATAGTAACCGAGCTACCAGCAGTAGCATTTCCTATAGTTACAGGTACATCATGAGCAATAGTTCCTATACTAATAGCACCGGCACCACCAGTTCCGCCATTAATAACAACACTACTCGCTCCATTACTGTTACCAACAGTAACAACGTTTACCGCGGCTTGAGTTCCTAGGTTCAGTGCTCCAGTTCCAGTCAAAAGGCTAACGGCTGTATTATTTGAACATAAACTATTTGTTAAAGTTGCCATATTTTTTCCTTAATTAAACGACAGTAAATGTACCAACAGATGTGTAAACAGCCCAATCGTTATTAGTTGTTATACAAAGTAATGCAATGGAATCATATCTACTTGTAGATGAAACTGTACCACCCACTCCAGTAGTTGAGTCAACTGCGTTAAAGTGAATAGTCTGACTTGCATTTTGAGCTATTGTCCACAATCCAGTACCACTACCTTGAACAGAAATCAAAGCTCCAACTGCAGCAGTAGCAGGTAACGTCAGAGTAACAAGTGTTGCACCGTTATTAGAAATGTAACCATTCTCAACCGCGATAGCTTGTGTTGCACCAGTTACATTATTCCATGTAAAACTTGGTACTAATGCTTGAAAACTAGGAGCTGTTCCGGCAGTATTTGCTGTTAGAACAAAACCAGCTGTTCCTGTAACTGCAGATGAAACTCCAACAGAACTGGTAATAAGTGCACCTTCAGTAAAGTTGCTGAGAGTTAATCCACCTGTTGTGGAAATTAATCCAGTTCCTGCAGTCATAGATCCTGAAATAGAAACTGTGTCATTAAGATTAATAGTTAGCGTTGCGCTTGTTGCCGATGTTGTAACATTAGAATTACCACGAACGGTAACAGTTGAACCAGTTGATGTACCAGTATTTCCAGCAAGTGTGACAATACCAGTAACAACTGGTGTTTCGAAAGTAGGTCGTACGAGTGGTCCGTTTGATGTTAATACTTTTCCAGCAGTGTTGCTCGTTATACTAATTAATTGATTAGCTTCGAATACAGCAACTCCTCTATCCACTCC